GTAGAGACGGAAGTACCGCCTTGAAACAAGGTCATGTCTGACATGATGTTCTCCTAGTATTTTTAGATGTCTAAGTCAGCGTCGAAATCAAATTCTAACTGAGGTGAGGGGGTAGTTTGCAAGGGGGTGCTAGAAACTTTTTGCACTGTTTCTGTAACCTCTTGTTTAACTTCGTTTTGCTGCGGTGCAATTTTTCCATCGCGTAGCAGCGCAATGATGGTGTCCAGATCAAAACGGTAGTTCTTACCGACTTTGAAGTACGTGTAGTCTGGGATTCGACCATCCTTCATGCAGTTACGCACGGTAGATGGCGAGACCGATAAGCACTCGGCCACACGTTCTAATGGAACAAAAACAGTTTTTTCACTCATTTGCTTCTCCTTACATAAAGGGTGTACGCTGCATCCACGTTCATCCCCTTGGGCAGCAGATCGGGGTTTTCTTCAAGAAACTGTTTCATATTGCCTTGGGCAATACGCTTCTCCAGCAACTCGGGAACCTTGTGCTCGTTCACGAACTCGTAGAACGATTCCCAGTCACTTGTCCAATACTTCTTGGTGACGGTACGGTAGAACGTACCCGAGGTAGTTTTAACGGACTCGACGTTGTTTTGTTTGCAGTGTTCTAACAGCGCACCCTTGACCTTATCCATCTGTTCTTTGATGGTGGCCTCTTTCTCTTGGAACTCGTGCAGCATGGCCGCATGAGCGTCCTTCATCTTGAGATACACGCGAACGAGTTTCTCAACGGGTACTTCTACAGCAAGTGTTGTCGTATCTGACATGATGTTCTCCTAGTTGTTTGATTTGCTACGTTTGATTTGTTTGTTTCGTTTACAGCAACTACATTGTACTGCCATGTATTATCTTAGTCAAGGATTTGTTTATAAAGTTCTACAACTCGTGAGTGTACGTCTTGTTTGTTATCAAGCATAGCATACACATGCTTCTCTACAGCCGACCCCGCAAGCTGCACGACAGTCGATGGGTGGCGCTGGCCTGAGCGATGTACCCGTGCGTTAGCCTGAGCGTATGTTTCAAGGCTCGATGTCGGCCCCCACCAGACCACGGTGTTAGCTGCGGTCAGGGTCACACCATGCGCTGCCGACTGTGGCTGGATAACCAATACTCGGGGGGTATCAGTTTCTTGAAACCGTTTGAAAATGTCGGTGCGATTCTTGGCCGACACGTCGCCGCTGATAACTTCGGTCGGGATACCCTCGGCGTTTAGCTTGTCGTGCAGGATTGAGATGACGTGCTTGAATGGCACGAACACCAGCACCTTCTGACTTGATTCGTCGATGACCTCGCGCAGCACCTTGTAGCGGTTCTTAATGTCGAACTCCACCACCTCGCCAGTATCGGAATAGACCGCGCCACACGACAACTGCAGCAGCTTGTTCATGTTGACCGCAGCGTTGACCGATGTAACTTCTTCCCCCGCCGCCTGCATAATCATGCGGTTCTTGAGAAGCGTGTAGTACTTCTTCTGTTGCGGCGTTAGTTCGACTTCGCGCTTAACGTATGTCATTTCCGGCAGGTCTAAGCACTCGTCTTTGGTAAACCGGATGGCCGGTTGCAGCGCATTAAATACCGTGTTGACGGCGTTCTCTTTGGGTATCCACTTAAACTGGTTGATCTTGACCATTACCATGTCGCGGAACGACGAGAAGAAGCGCGGCACACCTTCGGGGTTGACCAGCTTAGCCAAGCCGAAAGCGTCCAGAGGGGACTGCGCAGCGGGTGTACCCGTCAGCATCCACAGCCAAGTATCCGGCTTAACCAGACTGTTCAGCGTCTTCCAGCGTTTAGTCTGGGCGTTCTTGTAGGCGTTGGCCTCGTCAACCACAATCAGGTCAAAGCCACCGGCTTCAATATCGTCACGGATAATCTCTACCCCGTCAAAGTTGATGATGACGAACTCGGCGTCGCCTTCGATAACCCGCTTGCGCTTGTCTTTAGCACCGTGGGCGATGTCCACCGTGCGGTGCATGGCAAACTTAAACAGGTCAGCTTTCCATGCAGCGTCCATAATAGACAGGGGGCAGATAACCAGTACGCGCTTGATCTTACCGGCCTTCATTAGATAGTCAGCCGCCCATATAACGGAGCCGGTTTTGCCTGTGCCTTGCTCGTTCAGGCAGAACGCACGACGATTAAGCGTAAGGAACGCCGCCGTAGTTTTCTGGTGGTCAAACGGTTTGTACTGCCCCGGCCAGTTGTAGTGCGCCGTGATTGGCGATGGCACGTTGCTGATCTTCAAGTTCTTCAGAACCTGTGCTTCATCCAGACCCCACTTAACCAGCACCTGATTAGCACCTAACTCACGACTGTTTGGGATGACTGTAGTTACCCGTTGTGGGTTTTTAAGTGTTAAAAGAAGTGCTTTGTTGTCAATGATTTGCATGATGTGTACGTTTTCCAATGTAATAAAAATCCCGCGAATGTATCTTCGCGTAGGTGCGGAGTCACTAGCCGGGAACTTACCGTGAGCAAGGAGCTAGCCTCCGCTGCGGGTGTTAGGTGGGAGACCTAGGGGCAAAGTCACTCCAAAACCCCCTAGAACCTAATGCGTCAGGCACTACCCGCTTATCTGACGCATAGGGCTTGGATTACTTTTTACGTTCTCGTTTCGATGTTTCCGATACGAGGCCGTGGTTTGATGCACGTTTGAACGACCTGTTGGCGCTGGCCGACTGCACCTTTACGCCGTCCTTGTTGCTACCACCTTTAGACAGAGCCTTAACGTGGGCAATGTCCTTACCCTCACGCTTGTCGGCTTTGCCGTTACCGTTAGCATCCTTACCTGTCTTATCCATGGCGCGACGAGCACGTTGTCGCTCCATCCGATCCTCGTGTTCGCCACGAGCTTTTTGTTTCTGGTACTCCGCCTTGTAAGGGCGAGGCTTGTTTACGTATGGCATCTTAACTCCTTCCGTTGTGTGGGCACTCTAATACGACACAGTGCTTTCTGCAGAGTCCGGAGGGGTTGGGATTCCAGACGTTGTTGGCGTGGGCCAGCTTCAGCTTGCCATGCTTGTCGATCCACTTCTTCCAGAGCTTCGGTTCATCGTCGATAGTATAGCTTTCTTTGATGAACTCTTTACAGACTACAAACAGCAGACCGCCCTTGACCTTCTTGACCTCGGGAAAGTGCTTGAAAATACATAGCGCCATCAGTTCTAGCTGCGACTTATCTGCGTACTTGGCCGACTTGCCGGTCTTATAGTCCAGCACTCGTGCCTCACCCTTCTCGCGGTCAACGATAATCAGATCGGCAATCCCTCGATACCAGACGTTCGGATCGTTAAACCCGCACGGCTCAAGGTTCTCGGTGACGCCCATCTCGTACTCGCAGTACTTCTCACCGGGCAGGTTCTTGAGATTGTCCAGCGCGGACTTGGCGTAGTTAAAGTAAGGCTGCAACGGCTTGCCGTCACGGATGTACAACTCCGCAGCCTCATGAAACTCTGTACCATAGTTAGTCGCATCAGTCGGCGCTTCCTTATAGTCCTTAGCCACCTTCAGGTGGTAGAACTTCTTGGCGCATTGTTCAAATGCTTTAATACCGCTGAATGACCACGCTGGAATTTTCACTAGCAATCTCCGTATGATTTACCTACACCCGATTCACAGTTCACGGGTAGTCCAGTGGCCCAGTCGGGAACCCAACGCATGCAGTCTTCTACATACATCTGGGCCTCGTAAGCCTCGTCTTCCGGCACGACAACCGCGATGGCATCATGCACAGTCAGGACTACCTTGTACTTCTTACCAATTCGTAACATCTGTTCACCGATAATACACCGAGCAATGCCTTGGCAGACGTTCTCAACGACCTTCCCACCGTAGATACGGGTTCGGCCTTTGCGGGTCTTGTAGCTATACTCGACGCCCTTTTCGGTTTCTTCAAATTGTAGCCCATCGTAGTGAATCATCAAGCCTGACGGCAAAATAATTCCGGGGGCGTTGTGGTCAACCCGTAGTACACCCTCACGACCTAGCGGTGCGGGGTCACGGCGAGTCATGCAAGTCACAGCGTTTTGTGCCTCGCGCCACAGAAAGGCGATCTTGTCGTTAGTGTTCCGGTAGATATTGATAATGCGTCGGGCTTCGTCCAAGTCCATCTCGACGTTGGCCTGCTTCATGAACAACTGAAACTTAGCTGCACCCAAACCGTATCCGGCTCCGAGAACCACCGTCTTACCGATGAACCGTTGATCTTTAGTAATCTGGTCTTCCGGTACACCGTAGATAGCCGACGCCATCTTCTTGTACACATCCTCGCCCTTGCGGAACGCTTCGACGACATCATCCTGTCCAGCCAACCATGCCAGCACACGGGCTTCGATCTGCGCCGAGTCAGCATCAATAACCACATGCCCCTTCGGTGCGATGATCGCCTTCTTCAGTTTGCCCCCATTAGCACCACGGCTAGGTAAGTTTTGCAGATTGATCTTGTCGTCACCGCCGAAGCGCGTTGTGTGCGCCGCACAATAACGGATAGGCACAGGTAGTTTGCCCCGCTTGGCGATGTCGATGAATCGTTGGGTGCGGGTTTCTTCCAAGGTCGATTTAGTTCCCAGACGTGCGGCTACTAGGGCTTGCACTCGGTCATCGGCGTGTTCCAGCAGGGCTTTGAAGTCCTCGTCATTCTTGGCAAACGCATAAGTTTCTTTACCTGTGGTCGGGCTTACCTTCATCGGCGGCTCTACCCCGAGGGTGCGTAGCACTTCGGCGAACTTCTGATTGCTCATCAGTTCTTCCTTCTCCATGCCGCACTCGGTCAGCAGGTTAGCCTTACGCTCACGCACGTCATCCAAGTGTTGTTCCAGCAGGGTCAGGTCAAGTTCCAGCACCGGCTCAATAAACATCCGTAGAGTCAGGTCGATAAGCTTTAGTTCGCCTTTCGGAAAGTCCTTAGCCATCGCATGAAACAGCTTGTAAGTGAGTTCCACATCGTTGATACAGTAGTCACCGTATCGACTGAGTTCCATGTCGTCGAAATCCTTGCGGCGTTTTCCAAGGGCGTTAAGGACTTCGGTTCCTTTTTCCCCCAACCCATATCGCTCAGCCATAGCTTTAAGCGAACCGCCAACTTCAATACCATGCAGAGCGCGACCCATACACAGAGTATCAAAGAACAGCTTAGGAACAATACCGAAGCGCCAATTAAGGATAGCCCCATCAAACATGGTGTTGTGGCAGCATAGAGCCGAGTTTTCCCAATCATAGTTTGCCTCTAAGTATTCTTTTATCTGTACATTAGTGCCGCTTAGCCACACAGTTTCTTCGTCGTTACGCTTAACCGCTAGCCCGATAACTTCAAACTCGTCCGAGCGCACGTATTCTTCGGTCGTAAGTTTGGATAAACTAAACTCGCGGGAATAAAAAGTTTCTAGGTCAACTACGATTAAGTCCATCACTTACCCTCCAGCACTTCAATAAGCTTCTCAATGTAGTGCCCACATTTTTTAATCTCTTGTAACTGTTCATCCTTCGACCCCATCCGCATCAGATACTTCAACGCACCATGGCGGTACGCCCCGATACGCTGCTCGATAGGCCACGTATCCACCACATCCCAAGGCTCTACACCCATGTCCTTGTAGTGAGTGCCAGCAACTTGCTTGTCTTTGGCTTTGAAATAGCCCTTGGCTTGCAGCACGCGCAGTTGTTCTTTAGAGTTTTTAGTCTCCGTCAAATGTTGCCAGTATTCTTCTTCCTGCGGTGTCCAGTCTTCGGCGTTCATTGTGTTCTCCTAGTTCTTGTTAGTGGCAGGGTCAGTTTTTCCCGCTGACTCCTCTAGTCAACCTGCCCTGCCGTTGAGGAACTTAAATACAAATCACGTTGCAGTTGTTGTTTGCGTCGCAACATGTTGTACAAATCTTAGGCATACCATCACCCATAATGAGCGTGGTCGTAGTGCATCCCGCATAAACTGTAGCCGCACTAATACTTAGAATCAAAGCCAGCATTGTCTTAATCATTTCCGTTCTCCCGTTGTTGCATCATGGCGCATGCGATTTCATACGCGACTTCGGCTACTTCGCCGTAGCGAAACTCGTCCTCATCCCCATTGCAGAACCGACCATATAGCACTTGTGTTACGGCGATCATGGCTTGCCCTGCAAAGTAGTCCTCTACTGTAATCCCATCCTTGGCGGTTCCACCAGTCATGTTCAACCAATCAAACCGCTTCTTCGCCTCGGCATCATAGTCGATGCACTTGCGTTCTAAATACTCGTCACGTCCGCTTGTCATTTTAATCCCCTCATAAGTTGCTCGTACTCATAGTCCTTGGCTACCTTGCAACCCTTGCAAGCCGCGTCAGACCGCCACAAATAAAAGCTTCTGCACTCGGTACTCATAGCGTGGTCAACCCACTTCCATTGCTGTACCCCATACATCTGCCCCTCATGCTCCTCCATACGGAAGCCGTCCTTCGCCCAATAACCTTGCTCGTAGGGCTTGTGGTTGTGGCATCCGTACTTGAACCCTGCTTTCTGCTTAACCTTCTCGTGTACTTCGTGTTCTTCAACTGGCATTTTGTTCCAACCATTCTCGCAGCATCTTGGCAAACTTATACAGGTGGTGGTCAGACTTGTGCCACAACTCCGCAATTATCTCGTCCGTTACTTTTGGTAGGCTCACTTCATCCCCCTTATGGCTGCGGCGCAGCTTTGTGCGGCGGTTAAATACCCCATATCCCATTCGCTACCAGCACCACCAGCAGCGTATTTATCGCACACCTTCGCTGCCTTCTCTTTCGTTGCCTCTATTGCGGCTTCAACGGATGGCGGGGTGATGTTGTAAACCTGACCACAGTTATGGCATTGAACTACGCCGTTAAACTGATTCCACTTAATTGCCTCTGGGTTTGTATAACCGCAGCATGGTAAGGAGACCGACTCACCTTGCGGCTGCGCCAATGCTTCACGCAGGGCGGTGATTACTTCGTTGCAGCGTTCGTGTTCATCCTTGTAGTCCCACAGTCCACCTTCTAAAGCCTCTAATGCCATCTGCATCACTTCATAGTTTGTCATTTTGCACCCCCAAAGCTTCACGCAAAGCATCCATAGCTTCTGAATACACCCATCTTGCAGCGGCGTGTTCATCCCTGCGGTGGGCATCTTCCAAAGCCTCCAACGCCATCTGCATGGCTGCTCGTTGTTGGTCGTTCATTTCATATCCTCTATTTCAGCAATGATTCTGTCTGTTGTCCAAGTAGATTTTGGAGTTGCAACAGCAAACACCTTTTTCATCTTCTCTTTCGTTGCCTCTGCTACTAGGGCGGCGAAGCGTTCAAGTTTTTGAATCGGTGGCGCGGTAAAAAAGATTTCGCTTTTTGGTTTTGAGCGCATAAGACCTAACCCTGCTTCTTGAGCCATGCGGATAATTTCGTCTTGTGTCATTTCTTAATCCCCCGTAGTTCATTAAGTGCTTTGATAGCGTCACGAAACTTCTTGTGACTTGATACTACTTGCCAGTCTTTCTTAACCAACTGCGATACAACGTGCATACCCTCATCGAAATCGACTCGGTACTTCACACGCTCTAACGCACGTCCAGTTTTCTCAGCCACGTTTTCTCTCTTGAATCTTCTTGGTTCCGTTGTGCAGGTCGCAACAGTATTGCTTCCGACCCTTGGTGTCATAGATCAGCGTTGTAGCTTTACGATAACACCCATGGGTTCGGCACGTTGCGTGTTCTGGTACTTGTTGTTTCATACCGGACGAGGCTCGTCCAGACGGCTTTTGGTGTGGCTCTTGTGCAGGATGTACTTCTCACCCATCTCGGCCTTGATAGCTTCGATACGGGCTTCATTGCGCTCACGCATGCCCTCCATGCACAGTAACAGTTGGGGGGTTACAGTTTCTTCGTGTTTGAATTTTGCGATGATTTGTTTGATTGTAAGCATTTTAGTTCTCCAATAAGTTTCTGATCTGGTCTTGGTTTGATTCGTTAATAACTGCGACGATACCCTTCATTTCTGTAATCTGGTCGATGTTCTTCTGTTGTAGTGGGGTCGGTTTGTTCTTACCAGCCTTGCACTCAAACGCGAAGAATCGCCCGTAGTAACACCCGACAATATCGGGAACCCCGCTTGCGCCGTAGCCACCAGTCACAGGGTAAAAGTAGTAAGCACCCAACTCCTTCAACTGCTTGACTACGGCTTGTTTTACACGTTTCTCAGGGGTTTGCGCCACAGCTTATGCTCCAAATACAAATGCCTTGATACGTTGCCACAGGGTTGGGGTTGCGGGTACTAGGACTGTGCGCCCATAGATGTTGTCTAGTTTGGCTATTTCTTTTAGGTGACGTTCACGTTCCCAACGCTTCAACTGACCTTGACGGCGGTTGTTCGATTTCTTTTTGGGGCGGTCGATGATTTCGAACTCAAGTGGGATTTTGGCGCGGGGGACAGAAGAAGCGATACCAGTTCCTTTGCCCACCGGAGGTGTTTGCGGCTTGATTGCACCAAGACCCTTCTTGTTAGCCATCTTCCACTTGAGTGTGTAGATAGTCTGAGGGGATAACCCGGTGCGTTTTGCGATTGCATTAGCGGTCAACTTACCCGCCTCTATTAGTTCTCGTGCCAGCGCAGAGCGACTGACTGTTTTACGTTTTGCCATTTTAGTTCTCCTAGTTTGCTATTAGTTGTTAGGGAATCCCCTAACTTATTTGTAAATCCAAAAGATACCTTCGCTGATACGACGGCCTACTCCCTCCACAACGGGTGTTGGTGGATCAGGGTTACAGACTGACAACACAGCTATACGTTCTTGCACCCACATTGGTAGGTCGGACATATCATCATAGTACCCCTCTAATTCAGAGTCAATATTTTCTAGGTCAAAGCATACAACTTCTATACCCCCTTTCTGGCTAAATGAAATACGGTAAGTCTTGGGTTCTTTGGCGATCATATGCAGTAGTGGTCTGGTCGTTGAAATAACGTCAGACTCTAACTCATACAACTGCTTGAGCATATGTTTGTGCCAAGCAAGGTCTTTCTTACCCGCTTCGTACCCGTTACGCGCAGCAGCGTCCCATTGGTGCATAGTCATCGCCATATACAACATACGACTCCGTTCTTCTGGGTCATCGTACTTAGCCGCCACCGCTTCATACGTCATGCGCTCGTAGTCTTTACAACTCAAGAGTCTTTTCATAGCTTGCCTCTATCCAGTAAACGTCATCAGCGATCTTCTGCCCTACACCAATCACGGGGTCTCCCACGTTGGCGATACTCAATGAAGCTAGTACATCTCGTACAAAGTTAGGCATACGGGTGTCGGTGCTTATTTCCTGTTCAGACTGACGTAGTTTGCCCTTGACGCTACACCACATGGTCTTGAGTATGTACCTACCGGCATCTTCCTCCGTACCTAGGATAATTAGCCACCCAACGACAAACTCATCAACAAACGCTTCTGGCAGTTCGATCTCTGCGTTGCCTGTAAACCCGTTCATCGCTGCACCCAGAATGTCCGGTCGCTGACGCGCATACCCAGATCCTCGACGTAGTTCCTCGGGGTAGCTACTTGTAACGATGCGATCTTAAGTTGCAGGCCGAACGGGATATCTTGCGTAGCAAGTTCGATGTACCCCTTGGCTTTGGTATCTTTCTCCAGACCGTCGTACTCGATCACGGTGGTTTTCTCGTCACCGACGATCATGAAGTAGGCATCCAGACGCTTAGCATAAATCTCCTGCTTGTTAGCCTCAGCTTGGATGTACGCAGCGATACGCTCGGTAATCTTGTGGTTCTTGAACTGATAACCCTCGGCTACCATCGCACACAACTCGTCACGCAACTCATCCCCCAACTCGGATGCAACGTGACGCCATGCGCTATGCGCTAGGTTATTAGCGATGTTCCGATCACGCCGGATACACTGTGTAAAGTCATCCACAGACATGTTGGCAATCTCAGCCGGTGCATAGGGTACGAACGCGGCGTTGACCATCTTTAGTACGTTCTTCATATCGACCGATGCCTTGACGTAGTTCTGCCAACGACCCCACCCACCCCGCGCCTTGCGTAGCTTGCGGCTCAGGATGTAATACTTGTATTCCGTTGTGCCGATACCAATGTCACCATGGCCGATGCGACCTAGGGCATATGCTTCACCCTCACGGTATACAACAACGTCAGCTAGACGTCCAGACCAATGGCGAGTGTCACGATTAGCACCGATCTTCAAGTCCTTGTGCTTCTTGCGTAGTTCGTTGACGATGTTAGCCGTTTCCTTGCACAGCCACAGGCCATCGACCTCAACCGCCGACCCGTCAGCCTTCATATGCTCGTCAACCTCCTTGGCTTGTTCTTGCTTAGCCTTCTCGGTGTACTCAAGAACATGCGACATTTCATAGTGTTCATGTTTGAAAGACATGGTAGTTCCCCTTACTTGTTAATAATTAAACTTTTACTTCGCTGAACAGACCCAGAATCTTGTTCATGTAGCGGTTGTATGCTGCCTTGATACGCTTGTTCTCCTTGGCATACCACGCTGCCGTTTCTTCTTCGGTGAATGGTTCACCTTTAATTTCTTCGCTACCGATATACCTGCCGTCCGTGTTGTACTTTGCTTTGTATTTATCCTGATGTTTGTTAGGGCATACCCTAACTTCCATCCAACGCAGCAGGGTAGCGGCAAAGGCTAAGCGGTAAGGACTTTCATCATCGCTAATCACAGCCTCGGCAAACTCCGGCGTGATCTGCTCGGCATTGCTACCACTCCAGAAGTTATCAATACCCAGACCTTCGGCCATGAGGGTACGAAACTCAGCCTGTGATTCCCAATCCATAGGGATAAGCGGCTGCATGGTAGTCAGCCATTGATAGAACGAGTTGAGTGCAGGTTTTAGCTGCTTCTTCCGATCAAGGTCAAGGCGCGTACCGATGATAGCTACTTCACCGATGCGTTCCCATGCAGTAGTCTTACCGGCATCATCAGTCACTCGCTTGAACACAAGGCTGTTGTCCTCATAGGTTTTGAACGAATGGTTCTGCCAGTCAGGACGGCACTTCATCTTAGGCAGCTTGTACTCGTTGTTGCCGAGCGAGTCCTTAATCCAATGGTAGCCTTGGCGGGTGTTAGACGTATGACGCAGCGTCCACGGCAGGTTCATGTCCAGTAGTTTGTACCGGCTGATCGAATACCCCCCGTTGGCACAGCCACGGATACTGAGGTACTCACCATCGTCACGCTTCTCCCACACGATTGCACCCATCTTCTCGATAAGTTCCTTGTTGAAGCTGCGCTCGGACGCAGTGGTAGTGTTGTAGTCAATCGGCGACCATGACCCATCCACAATGGCGTATTTAGTTTCGCTCAGTTTTACTATTCTCTCCCACTTGTAACGACGCTCGTGCAACGGGCGAATATCGTCCAGTGCCGTGTGGTTCTTACTGATGATAGGCTTTGTGCGGTCATACCACGACTTAACTTCATCGAATGTATCGAATCTCATTTGTTCTCTCCTAATGTTAGGGGATTCCCTAACGATTTTAGACAGCGTAAGCATGTGACCTTACGCTTGGCGTTGGCGTACTTGACTCCCGTGTGACCACACAAGGCAATCGTTCCTTCGTAATGGCCGATCTTCCACTTCTCTTTCAGCCAATGCTTTTTCGGTGGGTCGTACTTAAACATAATCAATCCTCGACATGGACGTACTTCCCTACGCTAGGTTTAGCGTGGCGATTGTTCTGGATGCACCACAGCACAGGGCATGACCACGTACCCCATGAGCCACCTAAATGCCCATCGGTTAGGACGATCACAGCTTGCGGTTTGATGTTTTCTTTCATCATGTATTTCGGGACGCACTCGACCATCGTGCCACCACCGCCTTCGGGCTTGGTGGAAGAAGTCAATGATGCCAGTTCCGCTTGCTGATACTCCTCAGCGCGGCATACTTGCGTATCCCAATACAGGATGCGTACCTTAGAAGGTTTAACAGTATCCGCAATGCTTTTAACTTCTGTTAAAAAGCGAGATAACTCGCGCCCCCCGATACTGCCCGAGGTGTCAATGGCAAGCACCAACTCACCAACAGACTCGCTAATTCCCGATGGCAAGTAGTGACCTGCGCCGATGTACCTGCGGTTAGGACGCCGCCATGTTGAATAGTCATTGCCGCTACAAAAGCTACTAACAAAATCACGCAACACCTCCTTCCAATTCACCTTAGTCTCGAGCAGATCACCGAGTACCCGATCACCACCAGAGCCAACCTTGCCAGCGGCAAGTGCACCCTGTCGTACAGCCGCGTCAATCTCACGCTCAAGCTTCTTAACTTCTTCGGCATCCATAGCCTCGGCTTCTTCCCAACCATGAGAGTCGAGTGGCTTGCCACCCTTACCCTTACCTGACCCACCACCATTCTCCTTGGCATCCTTCATCAGGTCGTTGAACACACGAGCCGAATCCCAATCGCGGTACTTCTCGTCTAGGCATGCACCGATATCTGGTACTGTGGCAAAGCCGTCCTTGTTCTCGTCTGCGATCTTGAGGTTGATTACATAGTCACAAGCCATGTTCGCTGCCATCGGGTGCTTGTCGTACAGGTGTTTCCATGTAGTCATATGACGATACAGCTTGTGGTAACACTCGTGCAGTACTACGAAACGTAATTCGGCATCGTTCAGCTTATCGACAAACTTCTCACCGTATACCTCGTCACGCCCATTAGTGTAGGCAGTCGGGCACTTGGCTTCGTCTGGCTCAATACGCTTGGAACCTAGCATCAGTACACCGGCCAGAGCAACGTACTTCGGATTGTCCATGATAGATACCACGGCTTTCGTCAATCGTTGTTCTGCGGTTAAGGCTTTGTTAAACAACATCACACACCTCCAATTACATACACAACTGCTACACCGATAGCTACAACCCAAAGGGCACTAAGTAACCCATCCACTATCGAATCTAATTTCACATCGTTCTCCTTGTTAGGGAATCCCTAACTTATTTAATTACTTGCGATCAGCCGAGAACATATAGTTGTTAGCCATAGCCCATTGCGTGAACTTCTTGTTAGTCATAATGGCTGACTGCTTCTTGCCATCGAACTTCGGGCTACGGATACCATTGGCGAACATACCCTGTGCCTCGGTATCGAGACGACCCATGTAGTCCATCCACGCATCGACCCAATCCTTCTCGATGTTAGCCAGTGTACGGAACACGACCATGCAGGTAGCTGCGGCAGACTCAGGAATCTTAGCGGCCATCGGGTCTTTCTTGATCGACTCAAGGCTAGGCAGGTCATCAGCCAGAGCGACATAAGCCATCATGTCCAGAGCCGCACGTTCACCGATAGTACCCATCAGTACCGATTTAACAGTCTGCTCGTCCAGTACGTCACGCTGCTTGAGCCAGTCCGATGCAGCTTCTAATGAGCGAGGGGTTACAAAGGCGGCACGTTGCTGCTGCGGGTGGTAGATGTACGGGTTGTTCTCAGGGTCGCGCACTTCTTCGAATGACTGCATGACGTGCGGGTTGTCCTTCACCCATGACAGCATGGTATGTTCGACACCGTTCTGGATGCCCCACTCGATCCACTCCATAGCGGTCGGTTTACGCGAAGTCACCACAGTCATCCGGTTACGGGCATGAGGCGGCAACAGATCACCGACACCCTCGCTGCCTAAGTTAGTGGTTGCAAATATGATTGATTCGGGGTGCAGGGTGTAGCTACCGATCTTGCGCTCGAGCATGAGGCGCAGCAGGGCGTTCTTAACTGCGGGGTTAGCCTTGCCGTACTCGTCAATCATCAGGATGATCGGCTTGTCAGAGTGAGCACCGAGTTCTTCGTTCGTCAGGTAGGTGACGTAGCCTGTGTTATCTTCTAATTTATTTATATCCGGTATCGTGATGTCGCCCAAGTCTTTTGTGGTGCAGTCAAAGTAACAAGGCGTGTGGTTCGGTAATGATTGAGAGAGTGTTTTTAATAAACTGCTTTTACCCGTACCCATGTGGCCTTGCACGAGCATGGTACGCTTGTGGCCGTTGGATTTAATAGCCTGTGCGATCTGGTCGAGGGACAGGGCAAATAGTGCTGTTGCGTGTGACATAGTATGTTCTCCTAGTGTTTAATGTTAGGGGAGTCCCTAACAAATGGGTGCTGCTGTTGATAAGTTGTTACTGTTTACTACCACTTACTACTACTTATTATACCTATTAGCCTTGCGCGGGTCAATGTTTGCATGGGCGGTTAGCTGTTCGACTACATCCAGATCGTCAAACACAGGGTCAGGCGCAAAATCGGCGTCGTCGGCAAGGTAGTCAGCCTCGCCGTGCATGAACCCGTTGTCGTATGCGTTACGGCATGACGCTGCGGGTAGCGGCTCACTCCAATAACGCACACCATGAAACCTGCCATCCCAATATCCTTGGGCGTAGGCTTTCACTTCCTTTTCTTCGTAGTATCTACTGCCATTCTTTATTAACATTCGATCTCTCCTTTGATGTACTTGTCCATCGCCCGTTCGCGTCCGGCAACCCATCGCCCGTCAGTTTCGGGGTCGATCTCCTTTTGGTCGTATGGGTACTCCATGTTGTACCCCTCGCCACTTCGCGCAAAGCCCGCTAGATAGCCAGCCTTGAACGCTTCTTCTAATGTACGCCGTTTCATTTCACACCCCCGCTGCTATACGCAGTCCGAAAAATAAAATGCAGAACCAGAAAAAGATCTCAAGTGCGCGGGTCATTCTTGTACTCCCCATCCGTAGCGTTTCACTTCGTTAGTCCGGCAGTTCCGTGCCGTAGCGTTGTACATCATGACAGCCGTGTGCTTGGTCAGGTTGCGCCATTCGACTACGCTTGTCGGTGACGGGCTGCTTTCCGCATCGTTGTCTACTTCAATCCAGAATGTGTACTTCATAGCATTGCCTCTCCGCACTCATCGAGTGCTGTCATATAGGAAGTGAGTTCGGCGTTGTTGTATTTAGGGTTTATTGCCTTTAAGTCGGCAGGGTTTGTTATTAGTTGATAGTTAGACTTGTGCATGGGTGCTACGCACCACAGCTTGCGTTCTTGTAGGGCTTGTTCTTCACCGCACCACAGGCAGACTTTGTAACCGGCAGCTTTGCGCTTGGGGCTGTAGGTATCGCCGCAGACTTGGCATGTTGGCTTCATTCGAGTGTTGTGTCCCATTGTGTTCTCCTAGTTGTTTGCAGTTGTTAGGGGATTCCCTAACTTATTGTCCTGCGCCTTTAGCTGCGAGTCCGGCGATGCCGTAGCGCACGAGGGTCTGCATGGCAGCCGTTGTCATAGGCATGGGGGTTGACTGGCCGAGGCATGGGTTGGCCTGTGATTGGTGGCGTGATGTGCTTCGGCTGTATTTGTCCTCGTTTGCGTACCAGTGACCGCCCTCGTAGATATACATGGGGAAGTGTTTGCCGTAGGAATAGACGACGTAGCGGCATGGGTCAACGGGTGAGCCGTCAGCATTGTTGGTGATGTATTCGGCGAAGATGTTTGATGCGGTAAATGCTTGCCGGTTTTGCACGAGTGTGCGGCAGTTTTTGTTTGAAGTTTTCATGGCGGTTTCCTTGTGGTTGGTGTTAGGGAATCCCTAACAAGTTGTTTGTGGTTCAGGGTATAGGTGGTGCTGCTCTATCCATCTATAACCCCTATTATACGCTCGTTGGTAGTGTTTGTCAATGTTTGCTATATGGTGATGTTCTCGACATGGTTGGGTGAAATCATACCTAGCCTGATCCTGTCCTCGTCGGTCATATGTTTGATGCACTCTAACGCCAGACGTTTCGCTTGCTCTTTTGAGTATGAGCGCAGCGCATTACCGAACTGATCGTGCGCCATTATGAATTTGTTGATGGGTGCGTATGGGGTTATTCGTGGGCATCGCAGGATTGGTTGGTAGTAAACCCCGCCGGAGTATGGTTCGGTTTGTTTTAGGGCGTCGGGTATTGGTCGAGTATCTCTGCGTCCGGTCGGGGTGTAGGGTGATAGGTTGTCGGGTGCATAGTTGTCCTTGTTTCCGTCTAGCTGTGTGATGCGATTAGATGCTGCACCATGATGGTATAAGGCAGCTAGTTTTTTCATCGAATAGGTTTTGCTGTCGATATAAAGTTGATGTTTGCCATGCTTACGCGCAAGTGGCAGTCCTTGGGGTACGCGGTGACGCGGAATTAGTCTGGTAGTCTCGTGATCGTAGGTAACGATGAGGCGTAAATTTTCTTGGTTAAGAACAAAAGTCATCTTGTTACTCCTTGATGGTTGGTGGTTACGTTAGGTAATCCCTAACAAATGCGCTCGACAGTTAGGTGACACTGCGCAAGCTGCGGGTGAATGGTAGTAGATGCTCGATGTAGGAAGTGTTAAAAAGTGTGTAAGGTTATAATGTTCTATTAGGTAGCGAATAGGGTAATGTTCTGCGTATGGTGGAACAAAGCAAAGCCGCGCCGGTATTGAGTTGTAGCGGGATTTTTAGTTTTGTTCCGTCCCTCACAGATACAGTTGACCAAATTACGATAAGTATATTATAGGACATATACAGGCATAAAGCAATAGGATACTTAACGCAATCCTAGAGCTAGACTCTATCTAGGAACAATGTAACATTAGAACATTATAATAATAATAATAATAGAAGAGAGCGTTTGCTAGAAGTTGTGCTGAATCCTCTGCAATGTTAGGGAACTCCCTAACGATAGTTGTCACGTTATGGTTGTAAGTCGCGCAATTAGGAACAGACCAGAACATTACCCTACATTAACATACCAAACGCTACTACGCAAACGTAACTCACGCAAAAAGCCGTGGAACAAATGGCACGCCGTGGCGTATCGCTACTCTGGGAACTGGTTTCAAGGCTTGTTAGGGATGCCCCTAACATATCGCAGACAATAAAAAACCCGCCAGCATGGGCGGGTCAAAACGCGGGCAAAAGAAAAGCCCGCTTGCGCGGGCTTGGTGAGCGTTGCGGGTTACTCAGGCATTGATGCTGTTGCAATCGCGGCCAGTGCCTTTAGGTGCTTAAGGCAATCAGTCACCGGCAGTTCTGTAGCTTCGGCCTTTTCGAGCCGGTTAATCCACGCGGTAACATCACGCAGTAACCTTGCCGAATCGGTTGCGGTACTAGCGGCCTCTGCAGCGACGGCGGCTTTTTCCTCATCCGTCATACTGGCCTGCTCCGCCGCCGTGTATCGCTTGGCGAGCGCGTTGCGCAAATCTTTAAGCTTGCTGCCAATTTGTTGCTGCCAATAACGGCGGTTTTTATCGCACTTGAACAGGCGGTTTTCTTTTGCCTCATCCTCATCCACTTTCGGAAAGCCTTTAGCAATGGCCTTGTCAGCCTCTACCATTTTGCGAGCATCAGCCGGAAAGCCCGCGACAATGGCGAAGCGGTAGCTGTCATACGCTGTACGATCTGCGCCCTTCTCCGGCGATTCTAGGTCAGCGGGCACTACACCATCAGCGAACAGGGCATCAACAGCCTTGGTCTGACCTTGTTCGGCCTTGATTGTACCGGATACCCATTGGCGGATGGCATCGGCGGCAGTTGCGGTAACTGTATGAATTTTATTGGTAGTTTTCATGGTTTATTCCCTTTAAGTATTAGAGCGAAGCGGAATTGCCTGCCCATGAGTAAGACTATAGCAAACCTAACAGACAATGTCAACAAGTACCAAACAGCGCAGGCAATGTTAGGGAACGCCCTAACAAATCCGGATTCGCCAGACAGCAAGGGTACTGGGTGGGCATACCCCGTTTTGAGTTTGGAGTCCCTTGTGTTCTTAGGTATTACTATTACGCGCAACCATAGACCTGACTTTTGGGTTTGGGGTCTTACCTTCATTCATGTAGGTAACATGTTTTACGTTTGGAAGTACCTCAAATCAGGTGTTTCAGGTATAACTCACTTCTTTTATTTTGTATCCTATTGATTTTATTACCTTAATTTTTTATTTACCAAACTCCCCGTGCGATTTTACATCCGCACCATAGGAACACCCCCGGCATTGTTTTTAAGTACCTAGCGAAAAAATTTTTTATGTGTATACTTCTGAGCGTGGGGTCAGTGCAGGTTGCACTGCTGGGGGTTCCCGGTGGTCGTCGAAAGATCTGCTCTACCTCACGACCTTTCAGCTTTTAACGAGCTTGCGTACATGAAAATCAACCCGGATGCTGGTATCCCAGTACCTGAAGGCGATCAAGAAACTCGGGACTTTTTAGAAGTGGTGCGGGCAGCCGCGGCCACCGTAGAGCTATTGAAAGAGAATGGGCTCGATACGGCCTTCGATGACCCCGAGGAGTGCCAGT